GTAGTAAAGCTTGTTCCTACACCGACAATCTTAGTGCTATAGGATTCCTTACTTATAGTGCCTGTTAGATTAGCTGTTAAACCCAGAGTCTCAGAGCCTGTACCTGCATTAAACCAGTAAGGGGTATCAAAAGAGGTATCATTATACTTCATAAGCTTTATAAGATCGTCCCCACCGTCTGCATCAAGCATAATGTAAGCGTGCTCTGATATAAATGCTCCAGGAGAAGACTGCTCTACTTGCGTAATTATAGGAAGGCTGGAACAAACCTGCTGGTAAGAGCTATTAACACCTGGAGTACCAGTAAAAAGTGCCGCATTAGGATGTGCTGGCTCAATTTTATAAGAGAAGCCATTGACCTCGGTTCCAAGTATAAAAGTACCTGTATCGGATATGGAAGCTGCCACATTACTCTTTCCACCATAGGGCATACCTTGAGGCATTCTAGTAGTCTTTGTAGAGAAGCGATCAAGTATAGTTACTGTAGTTTTTACAATTTTTGATCTATTACCTAAAGTATTTACAGTTCTTACACCTAAAGTATATGTTCCGTCCTCTACTCCTGTAAATCGCTGTATAGTACTACCAGCAGGTAGGGACAGAGGACTGGGGTGTGAGGGCATGTTGTGAGCAATCTCATAGGATGCTAAATATTCATAGTTAGTACCAGAATAGTTTGAACCATTAATACTAGCTGGAGGTGTCCACTGAAGACTGAACTCTTCTCCATTTACCGAAGCTATAGGACTTACCAAAACATGTGGTTCTAGCGGGGGTGGAACTACGGAGTCCGGAGTTATTGAAGGCAGCACATTTTCTTCGATATAGAGATTAAACTCTTTATCTACTGCGTCAAACTTCTCGTTGTAGTGAATTACAGCTGTAATATCATACTTATCTTCTGAACCTTGAGAAATTGATAATACCTTATACTGCTTTGCAGAGCCCAAAACTGTAGAGCCGTTAACTGATTCTTTTAACATCCATACAGTAGCAGCGTCTGGAATAGCAGTAAATGCAGTACCTACAGTTAGAGAGGTTACATTACCGGATGGCGTAGTTACTTCTTCAGTCTCTACACGAGTATACTCAGACCAAGTTACTTGTATAGGGTTGCCGCTATCGTCTACTAGATTACTTGCTTCTTCTTCTGTAGTTATAGAAGGCACTAAGTCGCCTTTGTTATAGACTACTGTATCAATTACAGACTCTCCCTCAGTAAGAATAAAGGCGCCTGGCTCAACTATAAGTATACTTAAATCGTATGTTGACCCCGCAAGAAGGGTAACAGTAGAGTCTATTGGTATAACAGTTGTGTTTCTAGTGCCTGTGGAAGGTATGCGTCCGCTGTACCGTACCGCAAAGCGATCAGCATCTTGTATGTTTACTATATCTCCTGGAGCTATAAAAGCTGCATTTATCGAAGTAGAAAAAGAAACAATCTCTGTCTGATTAATTGCTGTCCAAAGCTTCCATCTGCCATATCTAATAGCCTGGCCTTCGCTTGTTGCTCCAAATGCTACAGCGTTAGAGCTGATAATCTTACCAGTCTCTATTATATTTGTTCTATCCTCAATTAGCACAGGAACTGAGTTATAGTTATTAGCCGGATTATTCCAGCTAACGTATATCTGGTTTGCACGTGTTTTACTGCCAGTACCTTCATAACTAAAAGCGCCGTCTAGTACATTACCCTTTGTAAAATTATAAATAGGCTCTTTCGGCTGATCAGTAACAGCAAAAACCTGTCCATCAAGCCAGTATACCATGCTTCTAAAAATAGTAGCGAAGTCTTTTATCACTTTATACGCGTCTGTTGACTTTGTAAGATATACGTTCGCAGTAAATCGAGGCTCTAATCCGCCTTTGCCATCAGAAACTAATTCGTCACAGTAACGAGCAATTCTATATAGAGCATACTTATCTATTTGAGTACTATTTAGGAAAGCTCCTAAGCCATACCTATTGTTTGATAGTATATCATAAAAAACCCAGGCAGGGTTATTAGTATAAACCTTAACAGGTCTAAAGGCGCCGTTCCATGCTTGATAGCTTGTTTCTATTATTTCAGGTGTACTTATATTACGATTATAGCTGGCAATACCTGTGGCGCTCTCTTCGCGAGTTACATAGTTAGAAGGAACATTTATTAATAAACCTCTTGTGTGGTACGTACGAGTAGGCATGCTATTAAACTGCTTAGAACTAAAGTTAATATTAGCATATGCAGTATAAGGGTGGCTTAAGCGTTCTTTAATAATACTAGTAACACTGCTAATAGTAGCTTCGGCGGCAGTATTAAGCTTGCCGGTGCGCCCGCCGTATTGATCATAGCTGTCGCCTGTGTGCGATGTTTTTCGAGCTATAGTAACCCTAAAGTTGCTATATGGCTTAAAGGGCGTTAAATCAATAACAGTTTGAAAACTATAAGCATCCTTGTTATTGCCTGAATGCCTTAAATTATTGCTAATAGTCTGCTCATCTGTCCAAGAGCCTGGATTGTCTAGTGTGGCAAAAGCAATAGTAACTCTATAAAAAACATAATTAAGTCTGTCTCCTTCACCATCCTTGCGGCTAGAGTATAGTCCATTTCCATAGCTATATACTATTCTAACTTCGTCTACTTCTTGGGCCTGCTCAGACGTAAGGTTAAAACCTTCTGTAGACGAAGTAGCTACTAGTTGTGTCGCTTCTGTCTCACCTCCAAACTCTATAGTTTGCTCTAACGGGGGAGTTGCACTGGGCGTATGGCTTATTGAAGTAGAGCCTAAACCTCCTTGGCCTGCCATAGGGGATTGTATTAAAGTACCTACACGGAACTGAGATTGGAACCCTTCGAAGGTACTAGTAGTATCTAAGCCGGAATCTAACTCCTCTAAACTTAGGATATCCCCGTTTAAGGCGCTACTCAAATCGAAGGAATAAGACCCTGTATCGCCGGGCCAGGGCTCTTCGAGTACTACTATGGGGCTTTCTAAGTCCCCTGTTATAGTTACATTAATAATACGATCAACAACAAGTTCGTAGGTTCCGTCATCTATTAAAGTAGCGCCCTGTCCTCCAGAACCTGCCTGAAAACCGGCATTAAACTCATCATCTCTGTGGTATATTATGCCTTCAATGGGAAGACCTTCATTAGCAGGCCCGTAAAGTCGTGCAGGGACAAACTTAAACTCTGAGTCATAGCGAGCGTGTCGTTGTTCTGACCCAGTAACCATATCGCTCTGAAAAAACCCTGGTTCTGTTGTAGTAAGGTGGTTGAGTCTGGAAGTGCGCCATACGTTAACAGTTGCTTGAGACACAGTTACCGTGGTACGACCACGACCTCCCCTAACGAGTAGCTGCTTAATATTGCCTCCACTAGAATCGAAGGGCCGTAGTACAGCATCTGAGAAAGTAGCAGTAGTTTCGAGGGAAGTCAGTTGCACAGTAGCAGCTGTACGAGAGTACAACTCAACAGCGTCTTCCAGGCCCTGTGCTCTATCGTCGTTAAGGTAAATAGATGCGGAACCATCCACAAGACCATGAATGGGCCCCTCGGATAGTATATCTGTTATAGATATGGATTGGCTCGTACGGCCAAAACCCCCACTATCAAACCCGTCAGTACCTGCGGTAGTGTCAAGGGGTATTACACTTTGAAATCTTTTAGCTGTCATTTTGTTTTGCGCTCCTTATGCGATGCGTACAAAGCCAGGTGGATTAGTAAATACAATCTCGTTTGTCTCTTCGAATACGAAAGTTGATAACTCGTTACCTGGAGATGGTATGTTATGGTTGTTAGCAGGCTCCCCTACTCTAATATCTACAGATACGGGCCTTCCAGGGACTCTTAGCTCTCCGTATAAAAGAGGAACAGGGTCACCTTCTTGTATATTTTGCCCTGAGCCGTTAAATAAATAGTTCTCGGGCCCTTCGTCTACTGAAGGGTCTGGAGCCATTAGCTGCTGCATACCTGTCATTGCTAGGTTAAGCGCGAGCATTGCTGTGGCTTTTCCTGCTGTAGTTGCCATCGCAGCTCCTATCCCTTCCATAGTTGTCATTCCCGGGCCTACAAAACTTCCTGCTCCAATCATAGGAAGAACAAAAAAGGCAAGAACAAGTGCGGCAAATATCTTAGCGCCGCCACTCTTTGAGCCTGCAGGAATAGCAGAGATTGTAATGTCCCCCGCCTTGATAGGTAGTAGTAAGTCTTCTTCGTGTTCCTCTGACTTACCCTCTATTTCTAATGTGAATCCGACACCTGCTTCGTGCGCATCCAAAAGATACTTCTTAAGCGTAGGGTTATTAGCCTCA